GTCCCATTGAAGCTATGATCGGTGTTAAGAAGTCTGTTAAGTCAATTGACGGGCAAGTATTAAACATCGATGTACGTGCAGGAGTTAATGACGGCACTGAGTATGCAAGAGCAGGCATGGGCTTTACTGCCATGCGGGGAGGACCCAAGGGTAGATTTGTAACTGTGGTTAAAATAAAAACACCCGCAATTACCAACCCAGATCTAATCAAACGATTACAAAAAATCAATGACGAGATCAACGGCTCTTGACAAGTACTGCAAAGACTGTATAATTAGCAACAATAACTAAAAAGGAATTTAGATGGTAGAGCCCAGCGATGATCTACAAATGGTGTTTGAAAAAGCCATTACTGTAGCCAAACAACTACAACACGAATACTTAACGATTGAACATTTATTGTTTGCCATGTTATGTGAAGAAAGTTTTAGTAATTGTATTACGGGCTATGGTGCTGATCCAGATTATATTAAAAAGAATTTAGAACACTACCTTAAAGATAAATGCGATGAGATTGTAGGTGAAAAGACCGAAGTCAAACCACGTAAAACTCAAACAGTTGAGCGTGTGTTAAACCGTGCATTTACACAGGTACTATTCAACGGTCGTCAAAAGATTGAGCCAACAGATGTATTCATTGCCATGATGGCAGAGAAACGTACTTGGAGTCATTACTATATTCAACAAGCCGAAATTGACAAAGATAAATTTGCAGATTACCTCAGCAATAATATCGAAGGGGAAGAAGAAGAACATGTTCCCGATAGTCAAGCAGACAAGGCATTGAAAGCATTTACTACTAACTTAAATGAAGCAGTAAAGAAAAACAAAGTTGATCCAGTTATTGGACGAATTGATGAATTAGAAAACATCAGCCTAGCATTGGGTCGCCGTAATAAAAACAATGTTATCTTAGTCGGTGATCCCGGTGTAGGTAAAACTGCTATTGCAGAAGGACTTGCTTTTAACATTGTTAAAGGTGCAGTTCCAGACTTTCTAAAAGATTACCAAGTGTTTAATCTAGATATTAGTGCCATGCTAGCAGGCAGCAAGTATCGCGGTGACTTTGAAGAACGTTTTAAACTTGTACTCAAAGGACTGGCCAAGAAAGGTAAGACTGTCTTGTTCATTGACGAGGCACACATGATTAGTGGTGCTGGTAGCGCAAGTAATAGTGCTAACGATTTGTCCAACATGATGAAGCCTGCACTGAGCAAAGGCAACATTAAAGTTATTGCGTCAACTACATGGGAAGAATATCGCAAGCACTTTGAAAAGGATCGTGCGCTCATGCGTAGGTTCCAACGTATCACTGTTGACGAGCCCACCGTAGAAGTTACACTGCAAATCCTTAAAGGTATTAAAAAGTACTATGAACAGTTCCATAATACTAAAATTAAGGATGATGCACTACAGGCTGCAATTAAATTGTCTGTAAGATATCAAACAGATAAAAAATTACCGGACAAGGCCATTGACTTAATTGATTTGGCATGCAGTCGTTTCAATCTTAAACTTGCAGACGACAGAGTGATTTCTGAATACGAAATTCAGTTTGAAATTGCTAAACTACTGCAAATGCCCGAAGAACAAATCAGAGAAGCTGAAGATGTAGGCTTGGTTAAACTTGAAGATCAATTATCAGGAGAAGTGTATGGACAAGGCAAAGCAATTACAGAAATCGTTGATAAAATTCTTGTTGCTAGGGCTGGACTTAAATCAGAAAACAAGCCAGTTGGCAGCTTCGTATTCATGGGGCCAACAGGCTGTGGTAAAACTGAAACAGCCAAGGCACTGAGCAAACATCTCGGAGTCAAGCTCATACGTTTTGACATGAGTGAATACCAAGAAAAACACAGTATCAGTAAGTTAATTGGAAGTCCTCCAGGCTATGTTGGCTTTGAAGAAAATGCTGGCCTATTGATCACGCAGGTACAAGAATCGCCTAACTGTGTGTTACTGTTCGATGAAATTGAAAAATCTCATCCAGATGTTAGTACAGTACTACTACAGATGATGGATAATGGATTTGTCACAGGATCTAATGGTAAGAAGGCAGACTGCCGTAATGTTATTCTAATTCTTACTACTAATCTTGGCGCACAGGAAGCTGAAAAGAATCAAATAGGATTTGGTAGTCAGGAAAAAGGCCATGATGATAAAGATCTTAAGAAATTCTTTACACCAGAATTCCGTAATAGGTTAGATGCTATCATTACCTTTGACAAGCTGAACAAAGAAACAATGGTTAAGATTGTTGGTAAGTTTGTTGACGAACTTAAAGATCAAGTTAAAGAAAAGAGCATTCGTATTAAGATTGATGCTGCCGCAGTTGAATGGTTAATCGAAAAAGGATTTGATGCTAAGATGGGTGCAAGACCCCTTCAACGTGTCATTGACAAAGAGATTAAACGTCCGTTGGCTAAACTAATGTTATTTGGTGAGCTAAAAGCAGGAGGTGCGTTAACTATCACTGCTAAAGATAGTCAGATTACGTTGGTTGCTAAACCTAAGACTGTTAAAATTCCCTTGTTAACTGTAGAAAAACTCAGTGATGAAGTGCAAGGAAACTAAGAGACTATTCATGGATCAGTACGGCTACAAGGCCGTACTGATAGTTCCTGCTGCCCAGTGGTTTCGTAGCAAAAACTTTGAATTTACCGAGGAAAAACTCGGAGACGTAGACGTAAACATAAACAATACCACTTCTAGGATTCGTACGCCTGCGGATTTAGAATATGCTAAGAAAGTCTGTGCCGCATTACAGTCTATATTAGATTACGATATACGTGTAGAAACACCATTGATAAGCATTTACACAAACAATCCTCAAGACATTGATAAACTTTGCAATATTGATCCTGATAGGGTAAAGTATATTTCCAAGCCTCCAGCAAATGGTATCAGTAAAAATACTGTGATCATGGAACAAGAAGGTTGGGATTACAAAATCACACTTGGACGCACAAGACAAAGCTATGAAAACTTTGTCGAGTGGGCTGAAAACGGCAAAGATCTTGTAAAACTTACAGGTGGTTGTAGGTCAGCACTGCTACGCAATAACCACTGGGGAGGCAGTCACTTTTACGTTAAAAATGACAAGGCTCTCACTATGATACGTGTGTTCCTAGGTGGCAGCATTAGTCGTGTTGATCAAGTGGTCAAAGCAGGCTAGCAGGAAATATCGCTAGATAGCGTTTACGATAAATACATTGTAAATGCAGGGTATTTCTTATGAAAATAATTGAGCTTTTGGAAGATATTCGAACACCATCTGAGGTAAAAGACGGCAAAGTGCCCTTTGACCTTAAAGATGATTTAGAATTTTTCATGCGTAATGATGACGATTTCTACCGCCGTCATTATTATCCACATGTGGTAAAATGTAAACACTACATGGAATCTGGTAGAAACATCAATCCAATGGCATTTAAAAAGTTGGTTAACCATGCTTACGAATGCTACTCAAAAAAATTCCCCGTACGAGAACTGCCTGACTCACTAGAAGAAGACATGTGCAAAAAAATCTGCAATAAACTTCATCAGGAAGAAGTTAAGTATATTAAAGAGAAAGTATATTAATCATGATGCTAAACGAAGGCGGTAATGTCATTCCTGGTGCTGTGGAACTAACACGCAAAAATTTTCCTACGGCGGTACACAATCTTAAAAAAGTACTACCCGATGGCATCAATGTTTATCCCATTGGATCTGCAGGACATAAAGAAGTCAGCAGTGATATCGATGCGCTAATTGATGCCGGAGAACTAATGGCAGTTTTTCCCGCTAAAGAATTAAAATTAAGTCGTAAAGCATTAGAAGATTATTTTAAAGAACAAGGGTTATATGCTGCACGTACTGGTGTTAGTATTCATGTAGGAATTCCTACAGGCGAAGGTGACAGTGTGGTTCAAGTAGACTTAATGGCTGTGGAAAATGCTGCTCGTGTACAACCATTGCATACACATGATTACACAGATCCGGCTATGAAGGGTGGGACACTACATGGTATGTGGGCAGACCTTGCTAATTTAAGTTCACTACCAGATCACGCCAGCCTAATGATGAGCCCGTACAAAGGTCTAGTAGATAGAGAAACCAAAGAACTTATCACACACGACAAAGACGAAATAGCCAAAGTTATTATTGGTCCTACTGCCAGTGCCAGTGATATGGGAAATCCTAAAAAATTGCTGGCTGCTCTACAACAATATCCAGACAAATATAACGCCATCAAAACTAAGTACTTCCCACAAGAAAGTCTAGGTACACCGACTTGGTTTAGACAGATGATTAACATTACGAGTACAAAATGAGACTGAGACAACTCTTTGAAGCTGCACCTCCAGCTGTTGGTCGCAAATATCAGCACATAGAAGATCTTGTGTTTACCAACGGATCTACTGGTGGACTACATGCTGTTGAACGTATGCGACACATGACTGAAACAGGCGGCAACATTGAATTGAAATGGGATGGTAGTCCTGTGATCTATTGGGGCAGAGATGATGCTGGTAGATTTAGTCTTATACCAAAAAATGCATGGGAATATTTAAAAAGAGGCAAAACAGAAACTAACACTGGTGCTAAGACCGTAATGAACTCAGCTGAGGATGTTAGAAACTTTATCATGCAAACAGGTAAGGTAGATCCAGATAAAGAAGCAGAACGTAAACATTATGCAAAACAACTTGCCGACCTTTGGCACTTGTTCGAACAAGTGAGTCCAAAGAAAGGCTACATTGAAGGTGGGCTACTATTTTTTCCAGGTGCTCCGGCAATTTTAAACAAACAGACAAACGAATTTGATTTTACTCCAAACATAACCAGTTTTCATATACCTAAAGATTCTGAGCTAGGGCGACGCATTGCCAAAGCCAAGGTTATGATTGCAGCCACAGGCTACTACGATTCTTTGGGCAGCAGTGATGAGACACGATATCCAAATGCAGAAGAACTTTCAACACCCACTGTGATTGTACAGGGCACAACTTATGTAGAAGAAGCGCCCAATGTACCTCACGACGGACTAGATCGTGCAGAAGCGTTTATACAAACAAACGCCGCTGCCATTGATGGGTTCATTGCAGGACAACCAGGACTAAGCAAGCCTGGTGATATTTTATACAAATTTTTTAATCAGAATCTAAGAGTTGCTGGTGTAAAACAAAAGTTTATAGATTGGGTTACTGGAAACTTATCTGCTGGTCAAGCACAGAAAGTTGTAACTGATCCTAGAATCAACGTAGTATTAGATGCTGTAGAAATGTTGACTAATGAAAAAATGAAAATTATACAGCATCTAAGTCAAGGCACACACGGTAATATTAGACAGACACGACCAGAAGGATATGTACAAGCACATCCTGGAGCAAAAGCTTCGGGAGAACCATTTAAAAATGACTTGCCTGGACAGTTTGTCAAGGCCATAGACCAAGCCAACTGGGCTCCAAGGAAAGACTAACATGCGCCTAAGAGAATTGTTAAAAGAAAACATAGATAGAACAGGTGAAGGTAAGAGCGCTGTCATAGGTTGGGGGCGCGGCATGGGGCATAAGGGTCACATGTTTTTAGCCAGCAGTGTGATTACGCAGGCAAGTGAAACAGATGCAGATCCTTACTTTGTGGTCAGTCGTACAGTTGGCAAGGACGATCCAATTACTCCAGAAGAAAAACTGGCAATTTATAAAAAAGTATTTCCAAAACACGGACATATCTTCCAAACAGCCACAGAAGAAATGCCTGATCTTACCAGAGTGTTGACCAAACTTAATCAACACGGATATACCAACGTCACTGTAGTTGTAGGTGCAGATCAAGTCAAAGCATTGGGCTATGTTAAAAACTATAATGGCAAGCCGGATAAAGCTGGAAACGTTCCGTTCTCTTTTGACACACTAGATGTTATTAGTCGTCAAGAAACCAACGACCCTAGTCGTGAAGAAGAAGGTCCACGTGCTACTCCTATGCGGGCTGCATTAATGGATCCTGCAAAAAGTGAACAAGAAAAATTTGCCGTTTGGCGCGATGCTATGAGTCCAGAACTTAGCGATGAAGAAGTTATGGATCTAATGCAAAAAGCACAACAGCGTATGTCTAGTTTTGAAAAACCTAAAGCAGTTAAAAAACACAAACAACCAGAAGTGACGGCCCAATGAAACAGTATAGGATTACTTCAGCAAATATAAATCAAAACAGTGATGACGATTGCTATCTTGCGCCTGATGATCCTATACATGAATTAAAAGCCATACAACATCTAGCAGGTCTAGGTGGTGAGGCCAGACTGCACGAGCTACGTGCCAATCAAGGTAGCAATATTTCAGTTACCGGCGACAGTAAAGGTGAGTTAATGCGTAAACATAATATTAAACCTGGAACTGATGAGTGGTTTAA